GTTGTAAATATTCTGCTATACAGAGCTGTGCTCTAGTAGGTGCAGGTAGAGCTAAGTGTGTCCATATACCCGTTAGGAATAGACGGAAATCTTTTTGCAGCTGCACCGCTAAAGGTTCTTCTTTTTTCTTTCTAGGCATTATTCATACCTACCTTCTATATCATCATCACCCATAGGCATGTTGTAAAGCTCTATTTCGTTCTCACGTCTCTTAGCTAAACCAGGGGAATACACAGTACGACCTACTGGTCCCTTCCTATTATACAGACGCATCGCTGCAGCTATCTGGTCAGCATTACCACTCTTAATGGCTGCCTGTATTGTATCAAACTCCCCGTGTTGATTAGCTTCATCACTCATAAAATAAGGACCAAGGTTATAACCAAAAGAAACAATAGCTGTCTTTTGATTTGTATTCATCTTCTGAAACGCAGGTATCTGTTCAAGCTGTTCAATACCTGTGTTGATATGATGCTTCCATAAATCCGTAGCCCCAGGTTCATCTATAGTGTCTCCCATCTTAACTGAGCTACCGTCTTGATAAGTCTCAGCACCATAACCAATAGTAGGTTTTCCCCATGATATTGTCCCATTGTTATGATATGTTGGTATTCTATAAGCTTCTTTTTCAAAACCTTCCTCACCTTTAATGAAATCAGAAAGTTGGTCATAATTTACATTATACCCCATATCCTTGGGTATTGGTGGAAGAGGGGGTACAGGCTTTTCTTTAGTCCATCCCATAGTTTGTATATAAAATAGTTTTAAACCCCCTTGCAGGGGCTTATAGGTACCTTACAGGGTCATTGTATCCAATTAAGGATCAGTGACTCTCTAAGTTGGTTTGGTGGGAAGTTATCCCTGAACCATGTTAGCCAGTTTTGACTTCCTTTGCTTTGATTACACGATACACAAGCGGGAACACAGTTCCTAGTATGGGAACAACCTCCCATACATCTGGGCTGTACATGATCAATGGTAAGATCATTCTCGTTATGGAATTTTCCACAATAAATACATTCATAATTGTTTGCCTCTTTGATAGCTTTTCTCCAGAGTCGATTTGCCTCAGATGAAGTCATAGCTAGTAAATTGTATGTGTAATGGTTTGCGTTAGGAAGAACTGGTGTCATTTTTTACCACGATTTCTTGCTCGGTTTTTAGATGCGTTTTCTCTAACTAATTTTCCTGATTTAGTATGTGAGAAATCTTTACCGCCTTTCCCGTAAGCTTTAGCTTTACGCCTAGCTCTATTCAGTTCAGCACGGTATTTTTTATTGATCTTGAGCTTATTTCGTTGCCTTTGTGCTGCGTTCTTTTTCTTCCGAGACAAAGGATTCTTACGGTAGTTACGGGCACTCTTCTTGAGTTTAGAAAGCGGGAGTTTCTTAGGGGCCATTAGCGTGTTACTGCTCGTTGTACTGCATCAAAATCAACCTTTGGCATGAGGTCAGCTAGGGCACCAAGAGGAGATCCATCCAACGCTATACCTGTGATATCATTCTTATACAGCCAATCAGCTGCCGCTTTAAGGTCTGCAGTAGTGGCTTCACCAGCTTTAATTCTCTCTAAAAACTCTTTAGTAATTAAACTGTGCAGCTCATTGAATTGAGCCTCAGTTGCTCTAGCTTTAGTCATTATTTAGGTAATAAATTCTTCTTTACAAGTGCCACAGCTTGATCATCAAGTGTGTTGTCTGTGGATTTTGCCAAGCCTTCTAGCAAATCAACAACAAGTTGTTTAACTGCTTTGGACTTCAAAAAGGCGAAAAGGATAGGCTTCAGTAATAAGGTCATTTCTTAGTAGTTTTTTTAGTGGACTTCTTTGCTTTTTTCTCGGCTGCGAGTTCTTTAGCACTTTTGTTAGCGTATGTCATTTTGTTTTAATAGTTTTACATTCGTACTCTTGTTCTTTCCAAGGTAGTTTAAAACCTTTTACAGGAGTACATTTCTCTTTAAAATAATCTTTGAGAGATTCCTCTCTGTCTTTTTCGTACTTAGCTATAGGTATTACATCATAGCACATATCTGAAACATGAGTATTAGGTTTTAACATAAACCCTTTCTTCTGCAACTCTGCACATTTCAATACTCTAACTAACTCATAATCAAGACGCATTTTTTCTTCTTGCCTAGCAGCTATTGACCGACATCTGTTAAGACCTTCACGATCCAAAGGTACCATAAAGTTGATTTGACCACCCCAGTTTTCACCTAAAGTGTAGCTGGAGGGTTTCCATCCGTCTTCATCTATATCCCAAGGCTTTGTGTGATTACCCATGTAAAATGGAGAGAACGTCATTGTCGCTCCATTACATGAGATGTTAGGTCCGTAGTGCTGTCTCGACGGTGCTCCATTATTCTGGAATTGCACCGCCTGATTCGTTACATTTCCGGTGGCTGCTGCCACAGGATTACTTACGTTAGTCTCTTCTGCTTTAGCAGGAGCTATTGAGAGAAGACTGATAAGGATACTGTAGTAGAAGAAGTGTCGATTTCTCTTTCTATCTCCGTTACTGACAGCACCTGACTTGCAGCTCTTGTCACCACTTCTAACTCGAAGGGGTCTCCAGCTGTGTGTAAGGTGAATACCGAATCTGAATCTACTATTCCTCCAGAAGTTGCTGATGTATGGGTTATATTTTCCCCAGTCCATTTGCTTAATGCAGACCCATAGGTTGTAGTAGTAATTTCTTCTGTAATCTCTTGGGTCGTTGTAGTAGTTGAGTTCATACTCCCTTGTGTGAAGTTGGGAGTCATTAAGTCTGCTTTTACAGCAGTTGGTGATAGCAGTAGCAGCGTCAGTAGCCATTTGTTCATGTCTTTGCTTTGTCTTTTTTTCCGTTACCGTTACTACCAGTAGTCAAACCAAATGTTGCGAGTGCTCCAGTAAAAACCGAAGCAGGAAAAGTTATATCCCCTCCAGGACTCTTCTTAATCATAGGTATTTCTACGTAGTTTAACGTAATAATAAATCCACTCCAAACCACAACTCCAAGACGGACAAATGTACCAAGGATCTGGATTTGATGTTCTTGATCCTCTGCAGCATCTTTCAGCTTTCCGAGGAATCCTTTTTCTTCTGTCGCTTTTGCTTCCATTTATCAATCTTACCTTGAATGAATTTTTGTAGTTTTTTCTTTATTTGATCAAAGAAAGGTGTAGCTAGAGTGGTTGTTGCCACAGCTGCCACAGCTGCATAAGTAGCAGTAGCCACCACCTCTGCTGTAGGTAGTGGCATCTCTATATCTAATATAGGGATATCTACTTTAGGTGCTACTGGTTGTTCCTCTGTAGTCTCTTTTTCTACACCGTCAGGTGCCTGTAAATTATTCGGAGGAATTACCATAGGAACATACCCAGGAATACGGGCTGTAGGCGGTTTGAACTCAATCCCCATCGGAGGTAGTTCTTTAGGAACAGTAGGCACCTTCAGTTTAAGTTCCACTACCTTATGTATTTAAGCCAACCAGTTGTGATATATTTATTTGTTCTTTTTGGAGGACGACCTCTATGATAGAAAGTCCATGTAGCGGGGAAGATTATTAACTTCCCTGCTTCTGGCTTAACTAACGTGCCATCATAAAATTCAGTTTCTCCACCGCTATTTACATCATTCAAGTACCAGAGATATGTCAAAGCTCTTGTAGTACTACTTAAGTCTTCATTAGCACCTCTGTATGGCTCAAATGCAAAATCATTATGCCAGTCATAGTAATCCCCAGGTTTTGTCTCTTGGACTTGATAACCAGCATCTTCGCAATCATCTGTTGACTGCCAACCAACACGCACTGGAGTTTCCCCAAGTCTTTTAAAGTTGATTAGCTTTACTGTATTATTAATAAACGCATGATAAGCAGATAAACCTGCCTCTAACGATTTAAAAAATACAGTATCTTCTTCTCCCCAATTTTCGTTAAAGACAGAGATATTTAAGTCTGTACTAGCTTTAAGATTCGTATCTACACCGTCAAAAGTCGCACCAGGATACCTATTAGTATCTTGCTTGAATTTTTTAATTACATTCTTACAAAACGATTTAGTTAACGCACCGTGCTGTTCAAATATGAAGGGATTCTTCTGAGTCGGTTGGTTGTACGTGAATGTGTCCAAGTTCGGAATGGATCTCTGAATTACGGTGGATGTCATGGGTTTGAGGTGGGTGAGCTAAAACGGGTGTGAGTAAGCTTGTGCTTAACAATAAATAAATAAATTTCATAATTACCAAGGAGTGCCGTATGCATCTACGATCTTTAAATTTTCAACTAATTTAGCATCTAAATCAGCTTCTATAACAGCTACTTCAGAATCTAATCTAGTTTTTGCCCATGCTACTACTTGATCTTTAGTTAAATCTGCATAGGGGACTAAAGTATCTGGTTTATCCAAAAGGACAGTCTTTATTGTATGATTAGACTTATCATTATCAATGGATATATCAAGGAAAACCTCAGAGACATAACCATCGGTTACATCTCTTTTAAGGTCTGTTATTTCGTATATATAAGTATTAGCCATAATTAAGATTTCATAATGTAGCAAAGAGCATAGTAAGGAGGTCTGTTCTCGTGAGAAGCAGTATTACCAGAGTTACCTGTGTTACCACTAACTGACACAGAAACTGAGTGACTATGGTTAGCACTTTGTGTATCAGTATTACCACTTACGTTGTGACTATGGTCATTCACGCTGCCAGAGTTACCAGACATGTTGTGGCTGTGGTTACCAGTGTTACTAGTATTACCACTTAGAGAGTGAGAATGATCCCCACCACCACCTGTAGCAGGGGTAGAATGGGAAGTCATATCCCAAGGATAACCTTTTGTGTTAACTGAATGTGGGTTCCAAGGAGCAGCATTAGGTGCTGAACTAACTGTATTAGCAGTCTGGTTATGAGTATGGTTACCACTGTTACTGGTGTTACCACTTAAAGTATGGCTGTGTGCTCCAGTATTACTTGATGAGTAGTTACCTGAACCGTGGGAGTGACCACCAGCGTTGGCTGAACTGAGGTTTCCATCACCGTGACTAT